CTTCCTCAGCACTCTTCACCCGATGACACTCACAGCAAAGCGATTGCCTATTCGAGTCACTCTCAGCACCACCGCAGCACAATGGCACAATATGATCCACTTCCAGATCGACGGACACACGACCACACACCCGGCAGGCGTATCCATCCCGCAAGAGTATCCGCCGCCTGATCTTTTGCAGCTTCGGCCCGGTGATGCGCTTGGCTGCAACCGGAGTTGACGCCCGGAACGTACTGACCGTTGGGACTCTCTTTTCGATTGTGCTTAGTTTTTTCATGTTCTCCTTCTTAATCGCCAATCGAACTCGCATTTGCAATGGTCGGCAAAAAAGGCGGTTGGGCACAGTTCTACACGCTCCATCTCGGCGGGCGAAAACATAAGCTGGACGTTGAAATCTTCTTTGTAATAATACGCATGAATTACCAGACCGCCGTCTCTGACAGATAGTTTGATTTCAACACCGTTGCCGATTCTCTCTTGCAGGTCAGCGATGTACTTGTAAATATTGAGCATTTGATCTTGTTCCATCATTCCTCCTTTTCGTGCGTAAGTAAAAACCGATCTGGTTTGCAAACATATACTTCGTCATGATCATTTTTGATGACATAATCGCCAACAGCGGCCTTGAGAGGCCCTTCAGGCGTGAAGATTTTCAACCCATCGCTCGCAACAAGCCGTTCATATTCCTCCCATGTCCATTCTTGCGCGGACGGGTGAAAGCCCGTGAAATTAATGACCTCCCATAGATTATCGCCTGTCCACTGTATCGCCTGTATTATTTCTGGTTTTTTCCTGTAATTTGCCATCATCATTCACCACCTTTCCCACACTCATCAATGAGCCATATCAGATCGTCAACCGTGATGATCTCTCGGCCTTTGGCAACGATCGGTTTCTTGCCGTATCCGCTCGCTATATACCAGTGAATCCATTGCCATTTATCGCCAACAAACATAGATGCGGCGGCGGTTGCCAAATTCTGTCTTGTCGGTTGCTTCGTGGTCGGTCATTCGTCACCTCTCGGTTTCATTCATCATAGCAACACGCACAAAAGCACGGCAAATATGGGGTTCCGCATAACTGGCAGTACCCCTCCATGCAAGCGGCGATGAACTCAATGCGCCCTTCGTCTGTGAGCGTCGCCAAATGTTCCCTGACAGCATCTAACAAATTCGCTGCGTTTTCTTCAGCCTGAAGCATATGATCTAATCCGTGTATCATTTTTCGTCACCTCTCCAATTCGTCAAAATCGTTTCCAGATTTTTCGGCCCGACTTCGCCATTTGCCCAAAATCAAACTTTGTTATTCGGGCTATACATAGGTATTGCCTCAAGGGTGATCGTGGCACCATGAGCCTGTGGCTTTGTTTGGTGCATGATATTCCGTTTGGCGCTGGTATGAGTTTTATATCAGCCGGCATCGTCGTCATCCAGAATCTTGAGTTCAAACCTCAGATCATCGCCGTGTATCAAATCCCACTTGCTGACTTTAAAAATCAGATTGCCGTCATCTTCTGATATCTTAAACGATACGGGGCCTGCCTCAAACTTAGCGCCACAGTCAACATCTCTCAGCCTCATGATTCGCCCTTTGATTTTCATCTTTCATCCTCCAAAACCTCAAGCTCAATTCTCAACTGATCCCCGGTCTGCAAATCTTTCTTGTCGATGATCAAAAACGCCTGCCCGTCTGTTTGGTGACCGACGATCCCGACAACGGATAATTCAAATTCACCATCCGCGCCTGTTTTTCTTATTTTCAGGCATTTCCCACTTATCTTCATCTTTCCCCTCCCACCATCTTCAGCAGCGGCCGAACCCGGTCCGGAATCTCCAAAGCCGGATTGACCGCATTCGTTGATCGGTAGGCCTCGCAAAACTCTTTGACCCACCAGTGATTTTCGCTTTCAACACATTGCCCCGCCCATGTTTGATAATGCCACCTGGTCGTCATGAGTTGCCGGGTGATCGGATCTGATAGATCCGGCCAGACTCCGGCGCCATGGAGCCGGAGGTGATCTAAGATCTTGTTGGCCTCAACGAGCGCCCGGTCTTCGATTTTGGGCGGTTCCCCCTGAATCGCTTTCAGGAGTTCGCCATACAAGGGCAATCTCCCATAGCCTTCAGTTTTTTCCCGGATAAGCCGTTGAACCCCGGTTTGCAATTCCTGGTAGGTAATCCCATCGGCCTTGAGCATTTCCATCCAAATGTCGAGCGTTGCCGGGGAAATGGTCGCACTGAAACTTCCAGCCAGCCCATAAATGACTTTTGCAAACGCTTTACAGTCCACTTGCAGCCTCTCTTTCTTTGCGCCGTAGAAATTCATCCATGACGGCGGCGTTTTGTCTGTCTCTGCCTGTGAGGTTCTGGAACACGGATGTGGATCCGGGCCGGTCTTTGTTTTCGTCTTTGAACCAATTGCCCACCATCTTCTGTTTCCAGTTGCGGACTTGTGAGCCTTTGGCGTCTTTCCAGTTGCCAGCGTCATAATATCGATATGCCCGTATCGCTGCATCGGCTGAGTAGCCGTTCGATTCGAAGTATGCGACAACTTCGTCTTGAGTCGGTGGCTGGAATTTTTTGACGGGGGGCTTTGTTTTTTTCCCGCGCGCGCGTTCTTCGGTTTCTGTTTCGGTTTTAACTCTGTTTATACTCTGTTTATAATCTGTTTCGTCGATGAGTATGTCATGAGCATTCAGTGAGTCGGTCGTGAGTGTGTCGGGAGGTGTCGGGTTTCTTGTTTGAGACGGGCGGTTTATCGTTTGGTGCTTCAGGAAGTTTCTAATGAGATAAAACCTCTCGGAGCTAACCTCAAACGGCACGATGCGTTTCAGGCGCATCAACTCATTCAGCCACCCCCGGAAAACCTCCTGGCTGATATCTTCGTAAGGATAGATGTTGTTCTTGAGCCACATCGGATTACCCTTTACAACCCCGTAATCGTCCGACAAATTCCACATGCCGATGTATGTCAACCTGGCATCCCGTGAGATCGTCGCCATCTTCTCATCGCTCCAAAATTCAGGCCTGACTATTCGTGATCGCGCCATTTACACCGCCCCCTATTTCAAATCGTCAATCGATTCAATGACCGCCTCAATAAACTCAGCCGCTACTTGCGGCACGATTGCATTGCCCGCGCCCCGCAACAAGCCCACTCTGCCGGGTAGCCCTGGAGCCAGAGGGAAAATTTCGGATTCAGCCGGTATCCTTCGTAATTTCCCATCCCGGCAAGGCCACCAGACGGCAGAACCATTCCAGCTTGGCGCGGCAACTGATCCAGCCGTTTCCGAATCGTTCCGTCCGGGTTCGTCCCCGTCGTAGCCATCCCCGGCGTATCCCGCCAATCCCGGCTTGAACAGGTTGACCATCCCGCCAAATCCGCTTGGCCTTCCAAATTGAGAATTTTTCCGGCTTTCCCGTTCTGGTATTTCCCGGTTACCGTCTTTGGTGTACCCCACCCACCACAATCTTTGCCTGATATGCGGTGCGCCGACGCTCGCAGCGCACAAATCGGCGGCCCCGACAACATATCCCATCGCTTCCAGGTCAGAGCGTACTCCGGCGAGCCATTCACGGCCATCCTTTGACGCAACCTGTTCCCCAAAGCAGATTGAAGGTCTGCACTGGGCGATGAGCCACCGAAAAGCGGGCCATAAGTGGCGCTCATCTTCGAGTCCCTTGCGTTTTCCGGCAACGCTGAATGGCTGGCAAGGAGCCGATCCTGTCCAACATTCTTTGCTGTCCGGCCATCCAGCCAGCCGTAATGCGTAAGGCCAGCCGCCAATGCCGCAAAAAAAGTGATGTTGAACATATCCTTTGAGGTCGCTTGGTCTAACATCTGTAATGCTTCGCTCATCAACTTCTCCGTCCGGTATCATGCCGGCCTTGATTAACTCCCTGATCCACGCCGCAGCTTTCGGGTCAAATTCGTTGTAATAGTTCATAACTGAATCCCAATATCCTGAACCGCCACCCCACCTTGCCGGACCGTGGATATATGCCCTATAACTCGCACCTCGGAGCAAGCCACATCTTCGCACATATGCCGGAGGGATAGCTTGAGCTTTGGGCTTTCGTATGTCCACACCTGCCAGTAGTAGCGATCATCCGACCAAATGCGCTTGACCTCTCCGGTGAGCCGCCGGCCGCAGAGCTTGAAACTCAGGATGTCGCCCTCTTTGATCGTGTGGCCGAATCCGTCCTGGTATTCTGATCCGATGCAGATGGGTTTAACGAGCCTTTCTTCTTCAGCTTTTTCCAAGGTTTCTCCGGCGATCTGGATCGCTTCAACCCGCGATATCGGCACCCCTGGCTCGCCAGCAAAGATTTCCTCTTTTTTGAGATCGGCCCGCTTAAAACCGAATATCTTCATCAATTCTTCGGCCTGCCCCTGATCAACCGAAAGGGTGTTCTGGTTCAGCGTGGCGGTTGTGACACTCGACTCAATATCCCGAATTTCGGCCCTAAACTTCCTGTCGATCCGGTTCATTTCCTGCCCCGCATCATCCAGCAACGCCCCGAGGCCCTCATCTTCCAGCCATTCCCGGTCGGCGTAGCGGTTGCCGATGACCTGCATCCCGGTGCAGCAATTCGTTGCCCACCCAAGGGCGTATCTGTCGCCGATTACTTTGACTTGCCAAAAGTAGTAATGCCCCGGGCGGCATTCGACGATGCCGGTCTTGATTTCATCGCCTGCGCCATGGTGAAACCGGATAATATCGCCTTCGTAAATCGGATCATCCGCATGGACCCATTGATTCGACGCCAGCATAAGAGAAACCAGATTCCCGCCATTTTCGCGCCGCTTGACCGAGTAAAAAAAGTCATACAGATCGTCGTGCTTATCTGAGTAAAACATTTCCGCGTTGAAGTGGTCCCAGGCTCTTAATTTTATGCTCATTATTTTGTCTCTTCCTCCGTCAATGCCTCTTTGATTTTGGCAAGCAACCCACGCGCCTCAAGTGCCCTCTCGTATTGCCAGTAATAGCCCGTTAAATCATGATCGGCCTCAGCATTTTCGGCGGCGTTCATAATATATGACACCGCCTCGAACAGGAGGCGTTTGAGATTGGTGATCATCTTTTCCTCATCTATCAGCTCTGCCATACATTCCTCATATCTGGCCTTACGCTCCGGGTCGTTCATTACCTCATCGTGCATTTTTTCGTACCAGCCGAATGCGTTCACCTTGCCTCCAATTCCCTCAAAATAGCCCCCGCCTCTTCCAATACCTGCTTATTTGTCTCAATAGTGGCCGTTTCCAGAATCAATAAGGGCAATTCGGCCAGCCTTGGAGCCATCGCCATCAATCGGCCATTGGCCTCCCAATCGTCCATATCAACTCCATAAATTTTGTCTGCAATCGTGATTCTACAGTTACCCGGCTCGATTGCTGTAATCCGGTTATATGTCGGCTCGAATTTCCATTGCTGAGTTCTCATCTTTTTCCTCCCTCCAAGGTTTAGCCGGGCGATCAGACCCGGCAAGTCATAGGCCGAAAGGTTGCCCCTGCGCTGATCCGCAGGGAAAGGCTTTTTGCCTTAGCCCTTGATAGTAGGGCTTCTGCATGTGGATTTAGGGTTGTCGGTTGTTTGCTTCATATTGCCTCCTTTCTTTGATTCCACATCCTTGTTTCCTTCTCAAAGCCTGGGCTACCGTCATATTCACACCTGTTACCCATACAGGCTCCGTCTATGCAATGAATCGAAAAATAATCAATCCCATCGCTTCTAAATGAAGTTACGGCTGGTTTCCTTCCGCAAAAAGGGCAGGGTTTCATGTCTTTTAATTTCATGCCGCTTAAATCTCCTGTTCTGGACACGAAAACGAACCGCTTTTCCCAGTAAGGCAATACGGAATCCAGCCATGTCGGAAAAACATAAGCCGTATCTCAGACAGTTTGTGAATACCGGTGCTGCACGATTCTCCTTTTGGTGATATGTTGTATGATCTTCCGATTCCTCGAACCCTTGCCAGTGTAAAATAGAACCAAAATCTTATTTCTTGCATATCCATCCTTTCAACGGTTCCGGCCCGGTTCCAGTTCCAACCGACGGTTTATGATTTCGGTAGTTTATAGCGCTGGACGCGGGTTCAACTCCCGCGGTCAAAAAAATAGCGCCACAATCTCTCTAAGCACCGCCGCGGTACATACCGGTAAATCGCCCTATCCATTATGTCGTTCGCTTTGTCGTCCGCTACGATCTGGCGGCACTTGTCCTCCAGCCGGTGAAGCCATCGCTTCTGGTGCGGAAAGCCGCGAAACCTGGCTATCTCACACGCTCTCTTTTTGAGAATCCGTCTCGCCGTCTTGGGTTTCATTCTCCTCCTTTCGGTTCTGACGTTGCGATATGCTTCCGAATGCTGCTTATCGTTTTTGCCACTCGACGCAAATTTAGAGCCGGGTGCAAAATAAGGGTGCTGTACGCATCCATAACTGTTACCGCATTATAAAGATCAGCCTCGTCCAGTGACCCGGATGCGTGCAGCAAACGCCACATCAGGGCTTTAAAATCCTCCCCTGACGGGTTCGGCCACACACCGCCGTTTTCAATTTTTATTCGTTCCATGTCTCCCCCTGGCTTAGTTCCACCCCGGTTCTAGTTCCAACCGGCGGTTAACAATATCAATGCTCTTGTCCGGCAAGGTAGGCATGATTTCAAGACAATCCCCGCAATAAATCACCAGCACCACCCCTCAACCCGCAGCATAGCGGCGATGGCGATCAGGGAGGAGATTATGGTTATTAGGTCTTCTGTCATTCAGCAGCCCTCACAATGATTTCAGTTCGTGGATTCTTCAAATCGTGGTGCATCCGTGATCCGTCCCATGATTCGATCTGGGCGTCATCGCTCCAGATCAGCCCTTGTAAACAATCACCTATGCTCTCCATTGCCCCGGAGAGGTCAGGCCGGTTGCCCTTGTAATAGCAATGCGCCTCGACCCAGATCGGCCCATCCAGAGGCGGCACGATGGCCGCTTGCCAGATCGATTCCCGCGCCTGGGCTTCCCACTTCAGGTATGCTTTTGACGGCAGGATTCTCTTGAAACCGCCCATGCCGAAAACTCGCTTGCTGTTCTTTTTGATCCGGATTGTTCCGGGCAATATCAACTTTATGGGGGTCATTTATTTAGCGCCTCCGCTGTGATTTCGGCGGCCTCGCGGGTTTTGAAAAGCTCATCAGGAAAATAAAACCCGCTCAAACCTTTGCATTCGTAACTTTCTTGAACGATATCGCCATCAACACACACCTCAATGTAATCGATCTTTTTAGGCCCGATTGCCTCATATTTTCCGATAGTTTTTGTTCCTCTACAGATAGCCCACACCTCATCGCCAATATCGAATTCTGTATCAATTCTCATCTTCCTTCATCCTTTCTCAATTTCGTTAACATATGCATCCCATTCAGCCCGAGTCCAGAACCGCCCCGCGTACCAATGGCACTTGCAATTCGGGCAGTAATAATGACGATCCGGGCCGAGTCCCTGGGTCAGATCGATTTTGTTTTTGTGGGTGCAGGGGTTCATTGTTTACTTCTCCGGCGGGGAAAATTTAATTGACACTCTCCAACACTCCCCGAGGCCAGCGCATAGGCCATCTTGCATGGCTTTCACGATCTGGCTTGACCCCTTTTTGCTGTTAAAGAATTTCTCGAACTCTTTTTGCAAAAACTCCTGCTTGCTTTTTAGATATTCCTGAAGGGCGCTCTTTATCGCCTTGTCAATCATCGTTTCCGAGAGCCATGTGAGCCTTGGTTTGCCGCTGCTGTAGCTGGTCGGGTTGCCAGCGCAATCGACCTTCTGATTCATATACATTATGACCATATCGGCAACGAGACTTTCATGGCCGCCCATCGAAGCAATGATCGCCTCGTTAATCTTCGTTTCGATAATCGGCTTTATCAAGCCTTCGCTGATCTTAAATTCTAAAGTGTCTGCCATTTCCTCATCCTTCCTTTGTTGGTATATTTTTCAATCCGTCCACCCGTTCCGCTTGTTTTTCAACTCGCGCTCATCCGGCTCAGGCCATACCGACACGCGATGATAGCCGCGCCGGATGGCAAAGCGGAGGCCGTCAAGCATGAGCATGGCGCCGTTGATATCCTCGATGATGTCGTGCGCCTTTTCGATTGACTCCACCGTGTTATCTTCCATCTTGCAGACGCCGCCGATGGCTCTTTCGAGGCGGTCGTGGATCGCTGTTATTGTCTCTTGGGGGTCCATCTCATCCTCTTTCAGTTTGGCGGTTCAGCCCCCGGATGAGGCACCCGGAGGCCTTGCCGCTGTTGCCAGATTCGCAGGCTTCGAGCCGCTACTTTTACCGTTCTGGTTGCCGGTGATGGAGGGGCATGGCCCGATATTGCCGCCTCGGTGCCGGGCGGTGGAGCTTATCGGTATCGGTTCCCAAATTGGGAACTCTTTTTTTATTCAGTACATCCGGCGTGATAACCGTAATAGCCCGGTGCGGCCACCCCATGTCGTTGATTTTAAGCACGGCATCAATTTCAGGCACCCAATACATTGACAGTGCAACGAACCTGTCCCCGCATTCATCCACGCCGATCACGCCTCTTTGCAGCACCACAGCGCCACGGATCAGGGCTTTGACAAGCTCGGGGGTCGGCAGCGAACCTACACGGTGTTGCCACCTCATGATGAAGTGCTCGCTTAGATGCACGCGCTCATCCTCGTCTGTCTCATATACTGCACCTGCTGCATCGAATCAGCGCCCGGAAGCGCCGGCATCCCGGCCTGAGCATTGGCGTATTCTATCCGGGCCGCACAGGCCTCACATTCGGGCCGGTTCTTGGTCCCATGACCAATCGGACACATGCCGCAGGGCGGGCGGTGCATTCCTGAGCGGTGCCATTTGTCCATGTCGATCACGGCAACCGCGGGCGGCCGGATCGTTTCGGATGGCCGCTTGCCGTTGTAATAAGGTGAGTAAATGCCCAACTGCCGCGCCCTTCGCCGGATGGCTGTTTCCCCGCATCCGATAGCCGTTGCCGCGGGCTTATAGCCGCCTTCCTTGTCGATGATCGCTTGGAGTGCCTGGGCGAAATCGTCCATCGAATAGGCGGCGTCAAGGATCGCATTGATCCGGGTCAGGGCATCCGGCCAGGATATCTTCGGGCCGAACTTGTGCAGGGTTTCGATGCCGTACCGCTTGCAAGCCCGGTACATGACATTCTGACTTACTCCGCAGGCGGTTCCGGCTTGTGAGGCGCAGCCGTTGAATTGATCGGTCAGGAACTTTAGCGCCGGGCCGGTTTCGTCGGGCTTGAATTCCGTTCCGTACTTCTGATTGATGTCGGTAATTATCTTCGGCCAGTCGGTGTAGCTCATCGCGAGAGGCTCCTTTCGATTTCATCGATCCATCGCTTGAGCATAGGAATCCGGAGAGTAAGCAGGATTGGTAGCCTATCCACCCTGGCTTCCCATATGCTAATACCGTCATACTCCGGCTGGCGCGCTCTCCTCCACCAGTCCGTGCAGCCGAATGTGCCCTCTATACAGAGCCACGGGCATTGATAGCATTTACCCATTGGCGCATTGAATGCCACCGCCTCCTCCATCCTGTCGGCGAAATCGCATAATACACAGTTTAATTGCGAATCAATTTCCGGGTGAGTATAGTTGTGCAGCAGCTCCACACATGCATCCCTCATCCATTCGAGATGTTCGCGCTTCAGGGTGTTTAGCTTCAGTCTTGTTGAGGTGCAGTTCATCACTCAAGCCCTTTCCGTCACTTTAATCCGTAAATAAGGCCCAATGCGAAACATGCAATAATTGCCAAAGGAAATATCTCTGGGTATAGCGATGAGAAAAATCCCGCCAATAGTGCGCCGATGATCACTACTCCTATCCGTATCAACATTACGCTCCCACCTCCGGCTTGTTGGAGCCGTCAATGATAGGGGCTTGCTTGGATTTGATCTTATCTTTGAGGCTTGTGGCGGGATCTTTCTCTTCCGGGGTGACGATCTCGAACCAGTCAGCGGGCGAACTCATGCCGTCCTTGAGCGAGTTGTAAATCTTGCGGAGGCTCACGACCTGAGCGGGGGTGATGGAATCAAGGCGGCGCTGGATGCGCTTTTCGATCTGTTCCTTTGTTACGCCGTACTTCTCGAATGATTCCATCATTTTCTTGATGGCATCCGGCCCGGTGTCAGCCTTGGCTTTCAATGTCTGTTCACACTGAGCCACGGCGGCCTCGATCACATCGCCGGGAATCACTCCGAGGATGCAGGCCCGGAGCCGCCGCGCCCCCTGATTGGCGGTCATTTCGTAGATGTCGCGGGGATCTTGCAAGGCATACTTGCCTTTCTTCGTGAACCTCTCATGTTTGACCTGAAAGGTTTTCTCCTGCTTCGTGTTGGTTTCCATGTCCCATGCGTAGGTCTGGACCGTGCTTTCCCCGTTGCGCTGTTCGAGTTCTTTCACGCCGAATTGAATGTTGCCCCAATTCTGGGCGATGGCCTCTGCCATGCGGATGGAGGGCCCTGAAATATCCGTTCCGCCTCTGGCATAAGTGTAGAGCGCTTGCTCTGCCAATGCCGGACGCTGGCAGGCGGTTAGAATCCGATCCATTGCTTCGATCTGATTCCGGGGGAATTTCTTTGCAAGGACGATGGCGCTTTGCACTTCGGCCATTGCTCGATGCTGTTCGATGTCAACAAGCGCCTGTGTCTGCTTCGGTTGAGTCGCTACTGGCGCGTCAAAGATTGCTGCTGATTTGGTTTCCATGTTCATTCTCCCTCCGGGCATTCAATGCCTATGTATTCGTCAAAAGTTAAATCCATGTGGCGGTTTTCCTTGTGTTTCCAGCCGCCTTCATGGTCGGTTACGCGGCCTGTTTCCCACATTCTGAAATGCTCCATCCATTCTGATTTTGTGCGTGGTAGCATGATTATTTAAGCAAAAACCTTCTGGCTCCTTCGCCGGCGATCAGATATTCGGCGTACAGATCCGGGTGATCCGTCTGGAATAATTCCGAGTTGAACGATTTCCGGCCCTTGCTCATCCGGTAGGTAACGAGTTGGCTTCCGGCCTCATCGGCCAGGGTGTCGCCGGTGTCGCCAAGAGCAATGATGATCCGGCCCTTCAGATCTTCCTCTTCGGCCTTGAGCGCGTCCAACTTGGCTTTGACCTCTCGCAGACAGTCCACGGCCTTGATCTCTGATTCACCGGCAACAATCACGCCCTGAGATTCGGATTTGCCGAATCTCTGCACGGCATCGGCGTAAGTAGTCGGTTCGGGTGGGTTGCCGTCCTGAACTCGCTGCCAGAAATTAGCACAGGCATCGATGATCATTGCTTGCAATTCCTGATCGGCTGGAACCTCATAAATGACCGGCCACGCCCCGGCGATGGAGACAGGGACATCGAAAACCGGGAATCCGGTTACGGCCATGTAGTGCTGGACTTGCAACATGTAATCGTCTGGAATCTCATTCGTTCCGGGTTCGCCCCACTCTTTGCCAGACCGGGCGGTTTTGATTTCAACGCCTCTCGGCTCATCGGTGAAGCCGTCCAGCGAGGCCAGCATGAAAGGGTGCTTGGAATGATAAAGGATCTTGTCAGGGACCCGGACCGGGTGGCCGGTGGTATCCGAATACCATTGCCGGATGGTGGGTTCCATGCGCTTGCCCCAATCGGTCAGGTCATTGCCCTTGAAGCCGTCGGCCTCTCCGCGCTTCTCCTGATAGACTTGGAATGCGCTTTTCCAGGGTGACAGGCCGAGGATCGCTCCAGTGTCGCTGCCTCCCAAGCCGCGCCTCCTTTCTTCAGGCCATTTCGCGTTGTCCATTTACTTCCTCCACTTCTGATTTGGGTTATGCCGTTGCCTGCTGAAGTTCGATTGATATGTTCCTGCAAATCTTAATGATGTTGCTACATGCCTCAATGCGCCTGTTGTCATTCGGCAGCGTTTCCATGTAGTCGATGATCGCGTCCATGAAGGCATCTTCTTTGCCGCCGTCAGACAGCCGGATCTTCTCTTTCCACGTTTTTCGCTCTTCGGTTTTGGCGACGAAGTTTTCCGCTGCTACCTGAAAGGCATCGGCAAAGGTGCTATCGATCTTGGCGGCGTTGCCGATCACGGTTTCCTGCCGTTCCTTGTATTCCTTGGCGCGTTGTTCCCGTTCGGCGTTTGCTTTTTCGATGCGCTCTTTCTGCCTCACTTCGGCTTCGGCATCCTTTTTGACGCGATAATCAAGGGAGCGATCCCACCCGGCTGGCTTGGTTCCGGTCTTGCGGTATTCGGAAATTAATGAACGATCACGTTCTTGCTTGGAGAGTTTTTCCTGCTGTTCGAGGGTTTCGATTTGCTGGTAGGCTGTTTGCAAATCCGACAATTTGTCGGTTTTGTTGCGATAACGATGCAGAGCCATATACCTTTGGGCGGTGCGCTCGTTAATGTTAACGTTCGATTCCAGCCACGCCAAAAAGCCGCCATGCCCCACAAACTCCTTTTGTTCGGTCAGGAGTTGCCCGATCTTGATTGCCTTCTGGACGCTCATCTTGAGGGTTTGATTCAGCTCAACGAGTTCGCGCCTGATCTCTTCCGTTCGGTCCTTAGCGCTCGTTAATTGCATAGCCATCCTCCAAGAGCAGCTTACCGATGTACTCAAGGCCCTTCTGCGTAACCATCGGTTTTCGGTTGATACCCACACCATCACCAATGTCGAAGGACTGCTCGACAACCTTGAAATAGCCGCCGTCCACATATCGCTGGTAGGGTTCGTTGTTGTAGCGGAGGATGTCCTTGGCCTTGAGGTACTGGAATATCTTGTTGCGCCCCATGTTGCGGAAGTTCAGGATCTTGGCTACGGCAGACATTTCATGCAGAGTGTCGCTTGCCATGGCAATATCCCACATATCGGCCTTTGGCTTGAGTGTTGCAACGATCTGCCGTTTCTCGTCCTGAACCTGCTGGATGGCCTTTGCTGCCAGCATGATGGCCTGAATCGGATCGGAGGTTAATAGATTTTGAAGCTCTTCCTGCACTCTGATCTGGATTTCGTTTTCTACCAATGCCGCGCCCTCCATTATAATAGGCATCCCAAAAAGATCACCGCCGCAATGCCGACAAACAGGCATCCGACGCCACACCAGTACGCAATGCCCCTGAAATCGATTCCGGGCTTGTCGATGTTGAGCGACGGCCGCTTAAAACCGACGGTTCGCTCTCCGCAAATGGGACATTTGAAATGGTTCTCGGTGTAGGACACCGCACCACAAGCCGCGCATTTGAAAATCATCATTGTTGCTCCCTCCTTTTATCGATCTCAGCAAAATGCCGCGCCGCCTGAGAGAGCTGATCGTCAACATCTTTTTCCAGCGTTTTGATGCACTTGGCCTCAAGCCTTCCGAGCCACTTCTTGTATTTG